AAACGGTAAACAAGGTCGATGATTACAACCGTGCAAGCAAGATTGAAGAAATGGGAAACAACATCATTCAATTGAACACTGCACAGTGGAATCGCATTTCGACACTTCAAAAAGTTGCTGCATGATGCGTGTCTTTCGCATCGTGATCGAATGCGATGTTGAAGACGATTTCGATTTGGTGTTCGGTGCCTTGGATGGCATCGAACACTTTTCGGATCGCGTGCATTTTGGCATCGAACTGGTCGAAAAAATCGATCCAAAGGAATCGAAGAATGAAAGTGAAACTGAAAGCGGCAACGATTCATCACGCTAACCAAGTGCAAGACGAATTTGTGCGTGCAGGTTTGCCCGGTCACATGTGGGATGGTGTCGAATTGTATTTGACGCAAGGCATCGTCACAGGTGATTTTCTGATAGCAATTTTCGAAAACAGTTTGGCGCGAACTGCTGCACATGCAGATCACGTCAACTGTCATTTGCTGTTTGAATGGGCAACCTTCATGCACAACGCAATGCCTGGGAACTGTTGGGGCAACCCTGACAAGGTGAAAGCATGGGCAGCACATGGTGGAATGAACCGCACACCAAAGCGTGAATACATCGCACCGGAATCGGTCGATGGTTTGGATGGCCAACCGCATCAAGAATAAAGTTCGCGATAGCGGATCGCGTTATAAAAACCGCGCCAGTTTCGGCCCGTCTGGAGTTAAACAAAACGGGTCACTTTTTATTGGAGCAAATCAAAATGATTACGATTGAAAATCCCGAAACAGGAACACGGCACCGCATCGATGCGGAAGCAGCGCAGGAACTTCGCGATGCGATTGATCGATCAAGTGACGACACAAGCGAAATCGTTTTCCGTTCAATGCGTTTGGACAAAGACAAAGCGAACATGATTTTGCGGTCGTGCGGGTATGTGACGAAGGAAAACAAATGAAAATCTACAAATTGACATTCGCTGACTTGGAACACGGCAAAGTCATTGCATGGAAATCCAACAAACCGGAAATTCGGAAGTTCTGCAAGCAGTGGAAACAAAAATTTCCATTGCGCGAATTGGTGTTGACGGAACGCATCGATGTTCCGACAACGAAACCTGAATTCATTGCATGGTTGAACGCAAACGCAAGGTGATGCGATGTTGAAAAACACTGAAAAAGTTATCAGGCAAAAACTTGCACCAATCGGTGATGAATTTTCCAAGTTATTCATTGATGCGTTGGTGTTGCGTGTCGGTTTTCGAATCACAATTGCGCAGGAACATGGTGCAGAACCGGAAGACGTGCCGCAAATCATTCAAACAGCAATCGACGAAGGTTGCGAAATGCTTCGTTTGGCATTGGAACGAATGTCGGATGTCAACGATGCAATCAAATATCAAAAGACGCATGGCAAAGGGGAATGACAATGGTCACGTTGATATATGAACACGACAAGCGACGAATCTTGATTGACGAACGTGGCAAGCAACGCGAAATCAGCATCAAGCGTGCGAAAAAATATTTCGACGACGACGAAATTGGCGACCACAACGTTGCCTTTCATCGATTGATCTTGTGCGATTTCGACATGGAAAAAGTCGAACAACAATACACAGCAGGGGAATCATAATGACAAAGAAAAAAGACACGACACCAATCACTGACATGGATGATCCCGGTGAAACTGAATTCAGCGATGGTGATTCAGGATTCATCGACGACGATGGCAATGCTGTTGTCGATGAACACGACGACGACACACCGGATCGTGATGCAACGTTGGCAGAACGAATTTTGTGGTTGCGCGATCATGTTGGATACGTTCAGAAAGACAAAGACGTTGGCAGCAAATACAAGGCAGTCAGTCACGACAAAATCACCGGATACCTGCGCAGCAAAATGGTGCAAGCAGGCATTTTCCATTGGGTGACATGCGTCGAATCAAGTGACCATGAAACCGGGCAGGTGATCGACAACGGCAGGCGCATCATGCAGAACCGGGCGACGTTTGAAGTCACGTTCGAAAGCGCATTCAACGCGGAAGACAAACGCACCTGTCGTGTCGTCGCACACGCTGACGATTATGGCGACAAATCACCTGGCAAAACTTTGTCATACGCAACGAAATATGCGCTGCTGAAAATCAGCATGATTGAAACAGGCGAAGAAGACGAAGAACGAACAGCAGACGACGCAGGTGCGCGTGTTGGCAAGATCGTTGACGATGAAAAAATGTTGAATGATTTGTGGGCAGTTGCCGACGAATTGTTTGGCGACGATGCATCACGCACATTGAAAGCAATGGCAGCACGTCGATTCTTTGTCGATTCGTATGGTGAAATTCCGCAAGATCGTTTCGACGATGCCTTGCGTGCGCTGCGCGTCAGTCACAAGCAGTTGACGGAATCGAAAGCACGTGCAGGGCAAGGTGGCGACGATGAAACAGAATGATTTGTTTGGCGAATCGCTTGCGCAATATCGTGAACGATTGATGGTCGAAATTCAGGTTGGAACACATTGCAAAGCATGTGACCAATGGGCAAAGGTTTATCACAACAAATTCAATTCAAGCATGGCACGCACGGCAATTTTGCTTTATGGATACTGCAAAAAGAATCCTGACGAATGGTTGCATTGTGGCGATTATTTGATTCAGAACCACCACCAATTGAAAGGTGTGCATGGCAAGTTGTGTCGATATGAATTGATGGAAAAAAACAAAGAAGCAGAACCAATCAACGGTGCAAAGTCTTCCGGTTTATATCGCATGACCGAAAAAGGATTTGCGTTCGTCGAAGAAAGAATCACGGTGCCATCGTATTGGACACAATACAACGGTGTGACATTGCATTTCGATGGTGACGACATCGGCATTCGCGATGCACTTGGAAAGCATTTTGACTACAAAGAATTGATGCGCGAAATCGGATATTGGAACGAAGGGGAATTGTTATGAGTACCGAAAAGAAACGGCAGTTGATGGCATTGGAATCAATCGCAGTCAGTTTGAACAGCATTGCGACAACGCTTGAAACGTTTCAGCAAATGTTGGCAATTGCAATGTCGCAAGCAGCAGCAGCGCAACCACCGCAGGACAAAACGTGATGCGAATTCTTTGCACCACACAAAACACTGACGAATGGGAATTGGCGCGCAAAGGTCGTGTGACTGCATCGATGATCGACAAAGTGTTAGCAGGCAAGCACACGAAGGGGCGATATGAATACATGGTGAATTTGATTTTGGATTTGGAAGGTGTTGCCGATTTCAAAGACGTTGCCCCTTGGTTTTTGAAGGGCAAGAAATATGAACGTGATGCAATTGGTTGGTATCAAGTCGAAACCGACAGTGACATCGAACAAACCGGATTCGTGCTGCATGACGAATACAATTGGTTTGGTTGTTCACCTGATGGTTTCGTTGGTGCCGATGGAATGGTTGAATTCAAATATCGCAGCACACCGACGACATTTGAAACCGCACGCACCAAACCACTGTCACGTGCATATGATTATCAAATGCAAGCGCAACTTGGTGTCTGCAATCGCAAGTGGATTCATTACGTGAACTATTATCGCAACGAATCCGGCACCCAGGAACAGGGACACATTCGATTGATCGAACGCGACGATGGAAAAATTCGCGAATTGGAAGACGCAGCATTGGTTTTTTGGTTGGAAACCGTGCGCAAGTGGAAGGATCGAACCGGCAAAGATATGATCGAATTTCCGATGCCGACACCTGTCAAAATGACATCACGCAAATGAATTCGCGGTCGCCCGTTGCGTGAGGCTATAAGCGGCCCGAATAGCCCGATGCTGTGCGCCTGTCGCACGGTGTCGGGCTTTTTTTTTGGCCTGATGTGATTGGATCGGGCAAACTGGCGTGCGTTAGATCGACGCTAATGCGGCCCGGTGGCATCACTGATTTTCAAGCAGGTGTTCAGTCAGGATGGACAACTGCCCTTCGATGCGCAATTGGCCTGCCGACAACGCACCCAACTGCACCCCGTTTTCACCAACCTTTTTGTCCAACGCAGTCAGCGATGGTTTGCCTGTTTCATGCGCGACGATTCGATCATCAACCTTGCGATCAATCCACAGTTCGGAAAACGCCAACAGGAAAGTGCCGACGACTGCATATACTGGCCAACCTTCGACAAGCGTTTTGATGAACTTCGGTGTTTCATGTGTCATTTTCTTTCACCACTGCTGCTTGCTTCAATGCTTCGCCAAGTCGGATTCGTCGTGCTTCGTCTTCCGCTGCTTTCGCTGCTGCTTCCATGCGCAACCGTTCAACTTCCCTTCGCAATTCCGCTTCGCGTTGTGCCAATGAATCGATTTTGTTTTGCTGCTGCGCAACGCGTTGTTCGGTCAGTTCGTGTTGTTCTTCGGCAATTTGTTTGTCGCGTTGATAGTCTTCCGCTGCAACCTGCGCCAAAAAATATTCGTCTGCTTGTGCTGCTTGATTGTACAGTTCCGACATTTCCGGTTCAGGTGGTGCAGGTGCTTCCGCAATCATCGCGAACAATTCATTTCGTGCCATGCGTTCGAATTCCTGACACGTTGATTCGCCCCACACTTTGCGAATTGATTTGATCGAACAGGTGAACATGTAGCTTGTATATATATGTCCGTTTTCCTGCGCTTCGTTTGATGCTTTCCAAAGGTCGCATGTTGGTGTCCACGAACGCGGAATCGGCACACCTAATGCCCAACCACCGGATGTGTTTGCGCCACTGATACCAAACACCCTGCCGCACGCTTCAACTTGATTTGCTTGGTGCAAATAAATGTTCGGTGCGCGTCTTTGATGCGTGATCGCAAGTGAATTCGTTGCAAGTGCTTCCGCATCCGACAGTGATTCCGATTCCGCTGCTGCTTCCGCTGCTGCGTCGGCATCCGCACGCGCATCGGCATCCGCGTCTGCTTCCGCTTGCGTCGGTGTGTCGTCGTCGCAGTTGTATCGACAGTCGTCGTCGCTTGCGTGAACGATTTCCAATCCCCAAAGGCACCACAACACGAACGCGATCAACGCAAACCAAAACAACGGAAAGTTTTTCCGGTCGAAAATAATCATAAGGCCACCGCAATGACACCCAAAGCGATCAATGATTTGTAGATCATACCGTCGATCCATCTTGCTTGCCTTTCATCGGCAAGTAATTCGCGGTAGAAATCCGACAACTGTTGCTGCAACTGCCCTGCTTGAATCAATGCATCGTTCGCACCTTCGGTGTTGCGCAATGCATCCGCGTTTGCCTGCGCAATTTCGGTGTTGCCGACTGCAACCACGTCGAACGCGTCAAGTGCGGCCCAACAATGCACGTCAGTTGGTTGCCAGGGTATTGCGCACAGCGTCGGAAGCGAACGCGGATCAGTGATCGGTGTTTTTTCTATATCGGAAAGTGACGACCAATCAGGTGCATCAACTGTCGGTCGATTCGCGCAACCTGCGACTGTTAAAACGATCAGCAATGGCATCCAAACTTTCATTTGCGGCACCCATCTTTTCAAGTTGACTTTCCATTCGCACATCCGCTGCAAGCGCAGCATCTTTGTCACGGTTGGCCGCTTCCATCATCTTTTTGCCGTTGTGAATTTCGCGACTGATGCCCGAATTCATCATGTCAACTGCGCGTGCTTCTTTGCGCTTGCTGCTTGCCTTTTTGTTGACTGACTTTGCCGCTGCAAATCCAAGCACGATTGCAGTTGCGATGCTTGCAAGCGTCGTGATCCAACCAAACGATTTGATTCGATCCCACATGCTATTTCAAAACGTTTTCTTTCTTGCGCCATCCAATCAACACACCAATCAGCACTGCCGTTCCTGCTTCCATGCCCGGTGGAACACGACTATGCATTTCAGGTGCGAACACTGCAAAAAATCCGAATGCAACTGCGGCAAGTGCGCCCGAAATTGCTGCGGCCTGAATCGTGCTTGATGGTTTGTTCATTGGGAATCCCCCGTTCAAAAAAGTGTTGCACAACCACCCGGTGTCACTATGGGATCGTTACAGAAAACCCGGTTGGTGGTTCCGGTGTCGATACTGGTACAGTAAAATTTACAGTATTGCTGCGCCCCGATTCCGCGCCATCATTTCTAAGTGTGGTTGCAAAACAATCATAAGTGCCAGGTGGCAACGAACCATCAGGTGATGTCCATTGGTTTGTGTTGCCTGTGTTCGTCACGGTGCCAAGCAACGTTGCGCTTGCTGCTGCTGATTCCGCGCAAAAAATGTTGTATGCACTGATTTCGGAATCAAGCAGTGGTGATCCATCCGTGTTCTGCGTTGGTGGTGTCCACAAAAACGTTTTGTTTTGATACGCGAACACCACAGGTGAACTGACAAGCAGCAGCACAAGCAATCGGATGAAACCGCGTTTCATTTATTCAGTTCCCAAGTCAGGCCGAATCAAAATCGAATCGTAATTGCCATCCATAATTTTCGCGACTGCTTGACGACTGTTGCGAACCATACGCTTGTTTTCCGCAATTGTCCTGACGACACCGGGCGCAATACAACCAACCACCTGTTCCACCCAATTTGCCGGGTGAATTAGGATTAAATATCGACCGTCTTGTGTTCCCCTTTCCTGTTTCGTGTAGAAAACTGACAGATCGGGATTTCGCAACGCGAACACCGTATCACCATTCGGCCTGATGTGGTGTCGCAACGAATATTCACCATCCGGCACGCACGATTCAAAGGGCAAACCACCCGGCACATCACCAATCCAAGGTCGTTCCAATGTATATAAAAATTCTTCGTCATTCAGCCACAAATGCCCTTCGGTTTCTGTTTCCGAATAGCAGTATCGTTCCAAAATCAATTGATTCATGTGCTAATTCTACCGCAATGCCGGGTCACGGCACCAACGCTGCATTACAAACAACAGTGAAGTTGTCGAAAATCACCAACGGATCAAGTTCGTCGCGAAATTCAAACTGCGCCGTGATCGAAGTGGTGCCAAATCCTGTGAACCAACTGTGTGCCACTGCGAATTCTTCGGCAGCAGGGCCAAGGTCGATGTAAAACCAAGCACCGACACCGGCAGCAGAAAACGTCCACGAACCACTAAGTATTGCCGAATTGCGCGCTTGCATGAAAGGTGGTGGTGATCCGGCACCGTGCCACCACTTTGCAATTTCCGTGAAAGTGTTTCCAACTCGTTGGTCAATGCCTTCAAGATTGTTGAATCGAATTCCCGCAACTGCTTCAACGTTCACCTGCATTCCATCCCACTGGCGAATGTGATCGACTTGAATATCAGGGAATCGAACGTCAGCAAACACAACTGCTTCCAAACTGAAAGTTCCTGAACACAAAACCGGCAGGCCAGTTGCGTTGTCTGCAATGTCAAGCGTGATGATCGCGTCGTCTTGTCCAAGTATTGTTCGTTCCAAATCCCATGCGCGCACCTGATCCAGTTCCAACAATCCAACTGTCGTGTCAGGCCCGGTCAACGTTCCTGCATCCAACGTTGCCGTCACCCAATAATCATCCGGCACGATCATCCATTCATTCGGCGGCACACCGGCAGTTGTCCATGCACCGTTGGCCAATTGAATTTCTAATGCGCCATCCGGTTGCATTCGCACACCGGAAAAACAAGGCCCAGGATCGAAGCGTTCATTGTGAATTTCCGCACTGGTCAATGCACAAACACCAAAAACCGAAAAAACCAATTCACCTGTCGGTGATCGAACCGTGTAATCACTAATATCAGGATCAGTCCAATCGGAATCCGCAATCATCGTCAGTTGCACACCTGATCCATCGGTTTTCAACAACCATTCGGTGACAAAGAATGGTTCATCAACGAAACCAAGTTCGGCAATCGACAAATTCACAACCGTTCCCGGTTGAATGCGAAAACATGACCAATTGCCTGGGAACACAACGATGTTTTGTTGTCGTGATTGTCGCAATTTGAAAATTGCATCGCGTTGCGCTTCGAATGATGTGTTCGCAGTGTTGACATCGAACACCTGATATTTCGGCCCATTGTCTGCTAATTCAAACGCTGCATTGCGTTGTTCAGGGTATGCATTCGCAGTGTAATTTCGTGACGGATCGACATGCTTGCCACGAACGCGGTTGTATCGTTCCCCTGATCCGCTTGTCGCCTGCACCTGCAATGAACCACCTTCTGACATGTTCGCTTCGGTCAACGTCACATCGGCAACCAACGGTGCGCCTGCCCACATTTTCCAAACACCCTGACTGAAAACGGTGCGGCCCATCATTGCCGTTTCCAACATTTCTTTGACTTGCTCACGCTGAACGGTTGAAAGAAATGTGAAATTCACTGTGTATCGTTTTTGCAATGCCGGTGGTGTCGGCACGGCAACCTGTTCGTCGCAAATATCGGCAGCAATAATCACAAGCGGCCAATCGATTCGTTCGTCAACCTCACTGTATCCGACATTATCCCAACGCAAGAAATCAGCAAGACACAACGCAGGATTGTCGGAAAATTCCCAAGTCGTATCATCGGCCAACCGATGCGGCCCGGTGCCACCGTTCGTGTCGTCCAATCGCGGATCGTAAACCCTGTGACCGTTGCAGAAAAAACGCATGTTTTGTGGAATGCCATTCTGATATGCATTGTTCCCTGCAACAATCGTCATGCGCGTATAAAGCAGCGACCAACCGCGTGCGCGATGTGAACCGGCAAGCCACAGTGACGGATACAACGAAACCAAATCAGCAATCGCGGTTTGCGTCAGCGTGCCAAGTCGTGTGTCAATTTCCATGACACCATCGAATGTGCCACCTGTCACCGGGCCTGCTGTGCCTGCGATGTCAATGCCAATCGTGATGTTCGTGTCGTCGATTCGAAATCCTAAAATTTCGTCAATTTCGCGACCGTGCAGTGCGACCAACCGTGTCAGTTCTTTGTTGCTTTCGCCTGTTGTGTTGGCAAAGATCAGCGGCCCTGAAAGCATATCTTGACCATACGTGAATGACTGCGCTTGCACGGTGCTGCGGATCGTCAGCATTTTGTTCGCTGCTGATTCAGTCAGATCGATTTTTGGTGCGGCAAGTTTTGATGCAAGCGAAAGGATTGCGAAGCGTGCCAGGTTGACTGCCAAAACATATGCAGCGGAAGCACCTGCGGCAGTGCCAAACAACACCGCGCCAAGGAAAGGGATTACAGGTGCCATCAGTTTTGTGTTCCGTTAGTTTTCCAACCGGATTTTGCACAATCCAACGGAACACGCAAAACTGTTCGATGCGTTTTCACTGCAATGTAATCCGGCATAATCAAACCGATGCATGATGGTGGCAACCAAGCAATGTCACCGGGCGCAAGTTCGCACATCGGCAAATCTTGTCCTAATCCTTCGCACACTGCGTCATACAATCCATCCGAAAAACGCAATCGATCAACTGCGCTGCGCTTGTCGTCGTATGCAAGGAATTGCAAAAAGTCACGATCCCAACCAACGTTGACACCTTCGAACACGAATGAAACGCAATCGAATTTGCCCAACACGAATTGACGTTGTGCGGATGCACTTAGAAATTGCGCAAGTGCTTCGACGTTCACCGCAAGTCACCACCACTTGTGCCACCACTTGTCGTGCCTGACGTGAACGCACTTCCACCACCCAATCCGGTTTGTTGAATTGAATCGCCACCCCACGACAACACAAGATCACCCATGCGAAAAATATATTCGCCACCAAGATCACCCGGCACTGCTGCTTGCAAGTCTTCGTCACTGAATCGCAAATCGCTTGCCTGTTGACCAATCGTTGCACGCGATTCGCACGTCAATGTCAGTTCCCCTGTTTGGTCGCCCAAAGTTATATCAACTTTGTCCATGTATCCTGACCAAAGAATCACAGGATCATCGATCAAGTCACCGTTTTCATCGTCGAAACCAAACATCGCTTCGGCATCGCGTCGATGATAGTCGTCAAGAAACGCATCAGAAATCAAACTTGATTTGACACCCGTTAGTGAAAACTTAACTGCTTGCGGTGCTTGCGCAATCGATTCAGTGATGTTCGATGTGATGCCACCAAAATCGCCAATGCCTGTGTAAGTTTCGTTGCCGAAAATCGGATGCACGGCATCACGTGGCCCTATTTCTGTGTGGTATCGCTGAACACCTGTGAAGAAATCCAAACGCAAAAACATGATCGGTCGAACAACGCGTGCGTTCAACGCACCTTCGTTCAATGCAGAAATGTTTCGTTTGCTTGTCATTGCGTTGCGAACACGTCTTCGGTCATTGAAAGTTGCATTGACGAAATCTTACTTGGAAAACCTGGGCGCGAACTCCACCCGGTGTCGGCATTTGCAAGCACGAAAATTCCTTGCGGTTTCGTCAACACTCCGTCTTCGACAAATATCACTGCATCGTTCAACGGTGCTGCGCGAAGTCGCGGTGTAAATGTCAACACGACCAATCCCGCACCATCGGAATTTGCATCGTCGGTCGCCATTTTCAATTCGTGTTCACCATTCACATCGATTGAAAAATAATCACCCTTGCGAATCCAATTTGTGATGTTGAACGTCGCATCTTTGATGTTCAGTGAAAACCCGGTTTGGCCACCACCATTGACAAGGGGCGTTCCACCGTATGCACCGCGTTTCGGATTGTCGAACACAGGCACGCGCAATCTGTTGTCTTGTCCACGCAGTGCTGCAATCGTTCCAATTAAATCGGCACGGTCGTCGTCGCGCATGTTGCTGAATCGATAGTTCGCATTCCATTTTGTTGAACGTGCCAATGTTTGCGCACTTGCAATCAACGGTGACTTGAACAGACCAGTGTTGCCGACAACTTCCATCGTCACGTCTGTTGGTGTTTGGTTCAGATCAAAAATTGTCATGCGAATTTTCCACGTCGAAGTTCGTCAACGAATTCACCTTTCACCTTGCGGTTGTTTTCATCCAAAATCGGAATCAGTTTGTTTATATCCAGACCACCACCACCCTGAATGATTGTCGTCGGTGAAAAGTTGATGTCGCCAACTGGCCGCACGGCACCTGACGCACCCGGTGTGAAGACTTCCGGCCCTGATTCACCAACACGAACGGGAACACCTGCTTGCACCGGGCCACCGATTTGACGACCGAAAATCGATTTGACGAATCCAAAGAAACCACCACCACCTTGCGGATTCAAGAAATTAAGAATGTCGGATGCGATCAGGTTCGCAATCATGCGTCGAAGCGCATCGGCCATCCCTTTCACCATGCCTTTCAAACCTTCACCGAATGGATCGAAAAAGAAATCGGCAAATGCATCTTGCATGTTGCGTGCTGCTTCGTCGGCAAACGCATCGATCTTGTCTGCGAAGTCTTCGAAGTCGTCAGCAGTACCAACTAAATTGTCCAACAAATTATCGCGGAAACGTTCGAAGTCTTCCGGTTGAATGAATCCAAGTTTCAACGCTTTGCGTGCCTTGCCCATTTGAATGATGAAATTTTCAATTGGTGTGCGCGTCGATGCAAAAACTTGTGCGCCAAACGCTTCGGTTTTCGCAAGTTCTTTTCGGAACGCTGCAAGTTCCGGTGTGACTTCCATGCGCAATCGTCTGATCGCTGCAATGTCGATCAGTTGGATTAGTTCGTCGTCGTCGCCACCACCACCACCTGCCGGTTTCTGAACTTCGCCCTTGCGCAACAAATCATTTCGTTTGTTGATTGCTTCTTGCAAGCGTTTCGCAACCTGGGATGCTTCTTCGTTCACTGCACGCAATCGTTTTTCAATCAATGACGGGTCTTTGCCTGCATCCAAAGCAGACTTGCGAATGCGATTCAGATTGTTGAATGTGAATTGCAAGTCTTCCAATTCACCTTGCAGCGTTCCGATTTCTGCATCGAAGTCACGCAGCGTGAATGAATCAAAACTGCGTTCGATGCCAAGCAAGTTGGTCAGGAACGATGCCATTTCAGGCAACGCATCGGTGATCTTTTGAACGAAACCTGCGATTGCATTCGCACCTGCTGTGATTGCCGGTGCAAACTTCGCTGCAAGTTGGTTGCCCAATCCTGCGAATGACTTTTTCATCAACAAAACTGCGTCGTTTGCTTCTTCGACTGCTTTCGTTTGGTTGTCGGTCAACGCCAAACCAAGATCACTTGCCAGTTGTGCGAATTTTTCTAATTCTTCGCGGCCCAACTTCAATGTGTTAATCAATCCGACACCTTCGGAATCAAACAACTTGAATCCGAGTCGAACTTTATTGCTTTGCCCTTCGACGGTTTCGAATGCGTCAGCAAGTGCAAGAAATTGTTCGTCAGGTGTTAGCTTGGCAAGGTCTTTCGCAGACAATCCCAATTCTTTTAATGCCTTGACTGCTTCGCCTGATCCCTGCGCTGCTTCCGCGATGCGTCGTGTTGATCGTTGCAGTGCAAGTTGCAAGTTCTGTTGCGTGTTGCCGGTCAATTCGGCAGCAATGGTCAAACCTGCCAATGCTTTTTGTGTCAATCCTAATCGCTGCGCAAGTTTCGCTTGCACATCGATGTTTTTCAGCGATTGAACTGTCAGCGCAACAAGCGCAGTTCCAAGTGCTGCCGCTGCGGTCGCAGCGATTTTGAATGCACCCTTGATTGCTTTCGAAAAGTTGTTCGCACCCTTGCGACTTTTCTTTAATCCATTGACGAATTTCGCGGTATCAGCGACAAGCGAAACAGTCAGGGTGCTAATGTTTGCCATGCTTCGAATCCTGTTTCTTGCTTACCTTCCGCAAATGATCCCACATACCGACAACCGGATCGACAGGTTCAAAATCAGCAGGCATGAAATCACCAACTTGTTTTGCGTCGGTGTCTTCTGAACGCAGCATGTTCGTGATGGTCGTCACGATCAATGCTGCGCCATAGTCCCACGGAAAAGACTTATAAAACGCAATCCATTCCGTATATTCCCTGCTTGTCAATCGCGCTTGTGCTTCGCGAACAGTGCATGACAAATCCCGCGCTATGAACCACCAATATCGATCACTGCCGCTGACTCTTTTTCCGCGTCTTCCGCTTCGTCAAGCGACATGCCTGACAGTTCCATGATTCCGGCAGAAAGTTTCTGCACCCATTCCGGTTTGATCTTTTCCAATTCTTTCAGCGATTCCGGTTTCGGTGCAACGATTCCAAGATTGACCAACCACAACATTGTTTCCCATTGGTTTTTGTCTTCCGCTTTCGTGCTTGCTTCGAATCTTTCGCGGCCAGTCAGTTCGCGCACGATCACAACGTTGTCACCAAGTGCGATTTCCTTTGTTCGCGGTTCCGAATCAGCGATCAAATCACCGAATTGTAATGGTTTGTTTTTCGTGTCTGTTTTGCTCATTGTGTCTCCATCGTGTGATGCCGGAACTTGCTGCGTTGGAGATTACCCGCAACAAATCCCGGCATCGGTTTGCAAACGATCAAGCGTGTGCAACACCACTTTGCAAGATGCCCATTTTCAGAACACCTGCGGCAGTTGCAACACCCAGGACGGTTGTAAACTCTGTTGCGATCACATCCGCAACGGGCGCGATGCCACCTGCTGCTGCACCGACGACATATGTTTCACCAACTGCCAACGTTGCACCGACATCGATTTCACCACCGGATTGATACACAACAGGTTGCCCCGCTTCCGCTGCGCTTAATGCGACACCGACTGCTGCTGCGCTTGCCGAATCAACACCTTTCAGTGCCGCTTGCAACTGACCGGCAGTGTCAATATAGACTGCTTGCCCTTGCGCGATTGTTGCACCGGCAACGCCCGTCTGTTTTCTTGCGGCAGTGCCTTCAAGCACATTCGCCGCAGTCACGACCAAATCTGTCATTTCGATTCCCCTGTGTTATGCAGCGATCAACTGAACGTCAACGCACCACTGATTTTGATTCGCCCGGTCACGGTGAATGGTGCCGCTTGCGTGCTGTCTTCTGACCATTCCATGACTTCCCCAACGAAATCGACTGTTTCCAAAACCGAATCGTCGGCAGGATCAATGCGTTCGATCCGCACATTCCGTTGCGTTTGCGCTTGCGCATCCGCACGTGCCGCAATTTGACCGGCATCACCGAAATTCCGATTCGCTGTGAAACTGACTGAACCGGGATTTGCAAGATCACCGAAAAATTCCTTGATGGTGGAATCCATGTCGGTGTGTTCGATGTCGTCTTTGCTAAGTTCCGGCCCGGTCGCTGCTGAAATGTTCCCGATTCGGTCGAATACATCGGCACCCGGCAACACCCCAGGCGCTATGCCTTGTCCGATGTATAGCCGGGATTTGCTAAGTACCTTCGCCATCTGTTTACCCTCTATGCGTTGTGAAAAATTGCGTAATCCAAACTCACACGTCGAACTGTTTTGTCACCAACGATTTCGCCAAGATGCGCATTGCTGGTCAATTCGATTCGTTGAATCCGAGTCGCGCCCATTGTACCTCTAAAGTTTCGAAATACATCGTCGAACGTCTTTGCTGCTTCGACTGTCGCTTTCGACTTGCGACCATAAATGTCGAACTGGTAATTCGATTGATCGATCTTGTCGTCGCCCGGTGCTTCCATGTCTTCGGCCAATTCGTTTTGTGTCGTCAAGGAAAACACAAGCGTTGGCCATTCATCATTCGCCTGCGGATTCCATTCGTGGAAAATCCTGCTGCCAAACAAATCAGCAATTTGCGTCGTGTCTTTCAAGTATGCATACAAGTCAACGTGCAGCACTGCGACCAACCTTTTCAATTTGTCGTGCAAGTATCTTGCCGAAATCCCGCGCCATTCTAAGTTTTGTTGCTTCAAATGCCGGTCGCATGAACGGTTGTGCTGGCCCTTTGATCGATCCGAATTCCACCAAGTGAAAATGATTCAATCGCTTTGCGTTGCCACCGTGTTTTGCATTCCACAGGTTCAATGCTTTTTTCGATTTGTTTTTTGGCCCGATGAAAAGTTGAACACGTTTGTTGTTTATCTTTTTTGTGAACCTGCCCATTGCTGCGGCAGTTGCACCCGCATCAAATCCCTTGATGCCTGTTCCTTGCGCGTTTCTTTTTGCTGCTTGAAAAGTCGGTTTCGCTGATTCCATCATTGCAGATCGCAACGTTTTGAAACCAACCTTGGTTTCCATCTTGGCCAACTTGCGGTCAAGTTCTTTCAATCCTTCAAGTTTGATTGTTTCTGCCATGCTTAACCGTTGAACCGTCTGATCGCAGTCAGTTTTGTGAATGCACGTTGCGGATCGTTGATCGGTTGCCCTGCGATGTCGAAATCAACGCTGAATTCCAACCACCGAATGCGTGCATCGGCACGCACGTCGCACAGTTCGTTGTAATGACCGAAAATCACATGACTGATGTCAGCGTTCACCTGTGCGAATTGCGTCTGTTCAGTGCTTGTCAGCGGCCTTATGGACACGAAAATCGGATCGTTTTCGATGTACACGGTGTCTTGTCCACCTGCATCGTCGATCAACAATTCCGGTGACAGGATTGCGACTGCTTCGCGCATTTCACCAAGTGGTGTTTCCATCAGAATATTTGAATCCGGTGTTGTTCCAACAGCATCGATGCGGTTGTTCCGATGCCACCTGCTTTGCCATCGGTCGTCGATCTAACATTGAACAGATCACCGACACGAAATTTGATTGCCGCTTTGATGTCTTCCGGCACACCATCACTGTTCGCGGCATATCCAACAGTGAATTCAATCACGACAACATTCGCAACACCCAAATCAACCGATGGCCATTGCGCGTCGTCAGGTGGCATCAAGAATGCACCTTCGTCGTCGGTCAAGTCTTCCTGATAATCGGTGCCGGGTGCTGTCGATGTTGGCCCGGTCAACGTTTGCGGTGCGCCTGCTTCGTCGATGTAATCTATTTTTTCGACCGCAGTCGTCACGCCACCTGGCAAACAAATCTGCCGGTCGCGTGTTCGTGGATCAATTTCCCTGCCGAAGTTGTTCACGTTGGCAAAACGAAAGTTTTCGAAGTTGTGACCAAACGCAAACACGAATTCACCGGCACGTGGAAAGCGATCCATCGAAAGCGTCACCACCTGTGAAACGAATCGTCGTCGTGTTTCACGTTCGGCCCATGATGTTGCTGCTTTGATTAGATCAGATATATGTGCGTCTTCCGCAGTGTTGCTGATCCGCAAATGCCGTTTCGTTTCTTTCAACGTCACCGGCAACATCGGTGGTGGTGTGACGATTTTCAATGCAGTGATTGACATGGTTCAACCTGTTTTCTTTTTGCCCTTTTTCTTGTGCTGCGCTTTGCCTGGGTTCACTTCCGCTGCGCCTGTCGATTCCGGTGGTTCGACGACTGCTGTTTCGCGTGTTGCCGCTTCGGTGCTGCCGACAACTTCCAACGTTCCATCGTCGATCAACGCTTGCAGTTGATCCGTGACCGCAAGAACTTTGTATGAATCCTTTTGCCCTGCGATGCCTGCACCAACGGGTGCGATGTAGTTTTTCAAAAACTTAACTTTGATTCTTTGGCCCATGATTCACAAACTCCAAAAAAAGGGGCGACGACAACCGACACGAAAAGGCAAAACCCGTCAAAAGACACGTTTCAAATCGTCGTCGCCCCCGTTCGTTTCCTGATTAAGCAACCGCGATGTCGGTCACGACTGCTTGCGTGTCAATCAGGTTGGAATCGAAGCGCGCAAACGCCAAGAAACCGATTTGCAGAAAATCCATGTACCGTTCGTTAAACCGGAACAGGTTAATGCCAAGCACTTCACGAATGATGAATTCGGAAAGATCACCAAAGGCAATCGGTCGATCACCAATGGCAAGGTCTTGCATTCCCTGATCCACGATATACGGATACCCGTTCAACGTTGGTTTGGCCAACGTGTCAGCGATGCTGCCCAATGACGCAGGCAACCACAACGGTCGTGAATTGCCATCGACCAGTTTTTTCAGGTCGCGCAACGTGTTGTCATTGAACACCCAACTTGCACCGCGTCGTCGATATGCGGGATCAAGTGCATGTTCCATGTCAACAAGGTTGTCGTATGTGACACCGGCACCCACCGAAATATCAACTGCACCATCGGTTGCTGCCGTTGCAAGGCCCGTTGGTTCCGTTGTGCCTGCACCAACCGCGAAATGCGGTGACAGTGCGCGCCCAATCCGCTTGCCAAGCAGACTGCCAAGATACGCTTGCAGGTTCACTGCTTCGTCTTGAAGCAACTGCAATGACACGCGAACCAATAATGACGTGTACATGAACGCGGTCAGGTTCCGTGCGCCAAACACAAAGTCTTGTTCACCGACTTGTGTATTTTCCGCAAGGATCGCACCCGCATTCGCGGTGTCGTCATTGGTTGGATACGGAATCAGATTGCCGCTTGCTGTACGCAGCAACATCGGGCCACCTGCACCGGATGGATTCGCGGCATTCAGCAAACCGGAAAAGTCTTGCATGGTTTCGGTGATGAAACCTGCGAAACCTTCCGGCACTGTGAAACCACCTGCGGCATCAGTCGCGATGCCTTGCGCACGTGTTTCCATTTCCGCTTGATAACGATGCAGCAAATCGCGTTGTTCAACATTCAGTGATTGCGAACCTTCGCGCAAATACTTCATGTATGCATCGTTGTAAGAATCCAAACCGCGCCCTTCGGCAAGCGAACGAACTTCCGGTTCGTTGCCATCGTCGTCGTCGTCGTGCGCAGCAAGATCGGGAATGTCACCACCAAGTTGACCAATCGAAGACGATTCCATGCGCTGAATGCGTTCTTTCGCTTCAATGCGCTTTTCCAAGTCTTCGTATGTGGCCAACAGATTGTTCCACGTTTGCAATTCTTCCGCAGAAAATCCCCGGTCTTCGCTTTCGGCAGTTTCGTGCAAGTCGCGCATTTCTTTTGCGACGTTGCCCAACTTATTGCGAAGTTCTTTCATTTGAAAAACCCCTTTTCAATCGTGTGTGCGAAACTCTGTTGCATAGGCACCCGGTTGTTTCGCTTCACATCATAGGATGCAAACCGGAAATTGATTTTCATTCCGTCACCGATGGTGGATCGTCATACCATTCAGTGATGATTTGTTCACACAACGGGCCACGTTCAGTTTCTTTTGCGCGTTGCAAACAAATGTCTTTGCCAGGATCAAGCACAGTGAATGTTGCGCCTGCTTCCCTGTATCGATTCACAACCGTTTCACTTGGTTTGGTGTGAATGATCCATGCTTTGTCTTCAATGCCACGCAAGATTTCATCAACTGCGCGCCACCGCATGACCAATGCAACCTTTCGGATGCTGCCAACTGCGTTGTGTGTCGTCTTCGATCCGATTGCCACGCTGATTGCATCGTGATCGATAACAATGTCACCGTCGATCTTTGACCGCGAAACGTGTGTCGATTTTCCGGCACACGGTGGCCCAACAATGACATTGATTTCGCCCATTCTATTTCAGCGGCACTTGTGTTGATCGCAGGAATGATTCGCGTGCAACCTTGTCGCTTTGCTGCTGTTCGAATTCTGCTGCAACATCCTGTTGGTGTTCCTGAAAACTGCGGAACGATGCTTCGCCAACTGCGGTGTCTTGGAATGCAGGGAACGTCACAGGCGACACATCGAAAATGCGCATGAACTTGGTGATCGTGCGAATCAACACACCGTCTTCGTTTTCATCGAACGTCGCACCACCCGGTGCAACGATGAAACCGAAACTTGCTTGATCCACGTCACCGCGTTTGATCGGTTCCAATACCAAATCGCGAATCGTTTGCGTGTCAGGCAATTCAATTTCGAATCGCAATCCTTTGCTTGTGATTTCCAAATCAAGCGTGTCACTGCGTGTTCTGCCAAGCACAAAGTTCGGATCGTGATTGAACAGGCCACGCACATCGGTCATGTCAGCATCGTCGAATGCACCCGGCATGATTTGTTCACGAAATCCACCAAGGTTTTCGGAAAGCGAATCGAACACGGCAGCAAGGCCAACAATCGTTGCTGCACCATCGTCAGATTGTCGCAGTTCAACATTGCCGGGATAATTCCTGCATTCGTATCCATCCGGTGTCGATTTGTTCATTTCGTTTGCCTCACTTGCTTTGCCTTCGTTTGCTGCTTCACATTCTGCTTTCGAATTATAAATGCAGCGGCCACGTTCACCCCATTTCCATTTTCCGTTTGCACATTCCTTGCACGGCATTATTCTGTTGCTTCCAATATCTTTGTCGCGATTTCTGCGGCACCTTCGGTTTGCCACCGCATCAACACGTCTTCGAATTGATCGGTGTTGCGCGCATCGAATATTTCCAAACCGTGATCGATGCAATATTGTTCTGCGGCCTGATCGGTGAATGCCAAATTCACTTTGACCATTTCGCGGTGCGAATTATAGAAAGTTTCCAACGCTTCCGCTAATTTCGCGTCGTCAGGTGCCTTGGCGAATATCCTGCGCAACTGAATTGCTTCTTTGTTCGCGCACCGTTCTGCTGCTGCTTTTGCCAACACGAACATGCGTGCAAGCGCATCGGTGGCATTGTCGTCGCCATCGTCGTCGTCGTCGCCAACCACTTTCAAATTCAGCGGCACAAGTGGATCATCCAAACCATCCAACGGGTTCATGTCTTCCAATGCGCGAACTTCGTTGCGCGTCACCCAACCGTTTTGAATGCCCTTTGCGTGAACTTCGGAACGTGTCTTGATGTCGCCACGGATCAGTGCAGCAACATTGAATTTGAAAACCAATCCGTTCGCGATGTCTTCTTTCGAAAGCAACTTGCGTGTCAATTCCTGTTCCCACCGAATAATCCACGGCATCATTGTGAACTGAACGAAGTGCGTTCCCATCATTTCAAGATTGTTAAAAGTTGCTTGGCCCATTTTGTTCAGGAAATGCAACGGCAACCGGAACATGCGACCAACTTCGTCAACACTGAATTCGCGTGTTTGCAAAAACTGTGCATCATCAGGTGGCACCGCGAACTGTTGATATTTGGCATCGCCATCCAACA